GAGAAATAATGACTAAAGTATGTATTTACACTAAATGTTATAACAGAATGAAAAAACTAGGTTTAATAGATTATACTTATAAAGGAGAGAAATAATGAAAACATATTGGATAAATAAATATAAAAATAAAACCAGAATATATACTGTTACACATTATTATGGTTCTTGTTTTAAAGAAATTAGTTGGAGAAAAATATAATGAGAATACCAATCAACTCAAACTTTAGCAGAGAGATTGCTAAAAAGTTTAAACAAATTTTTCACCGAGATATGACTCTTGGTGGATTACAAGATTTACAGGAAGAAATTGATTTAATCAATCCTGTAGATAGTTACTTGGAAAACCAAGTGGCTCAAATAAGGAAAGCTAATGAACCCAAAAAAAATGTTTCAGGTTCAAGAGCAGTACGACAAGAGTACACACAAGGAAAAAGTGTTACTGGAAAAACTGTTCAAATTGAAACAGAAAAAAAAGGAGTTGGCATTTAAACTTCATCATTTGAAGTACCATCAACCAACTTTATAGAGAGGAAAAAAATAGATATGAAAAAAACGATACTAACCCTAGCGATCTCTTGCACTCTATTATCTGCGTGTGCTTACAAACCCTTAATTGATACGAGTGGAAGATCAGGAACTTTTGATACAGACCAAGCTAAAGAAATAACTAATGATTTACAACATTGTAAAACACTTGCTAAAGATAATACTTCTTTTGTTAGTAATATTCTTTATTGGAGTGTTAGCCCAACAATGGACACAAAGTATGAGTCTATTACTAGAAAATGTTTAACCAAGAGAGGTCATAGTGTCCTTAATTAAAAAACACCAATACAAATATTTAATGGAAAAGTTAAAGTTTAAATACTTAGACCTTAAATACAGAGAAGAAATCTCTACTAATACTGACCCTGATCTTATTAAAGACGAGGTTAATTTCTATAATGAATATTATTATAGATTAGATTTCTATTCTGATTGGCTTGAACGAATCAACAACAAATATAACTATATAGGAGAGAACAATGCAGCTTAATCTTGAAGAAGCAAGTAGTGTTGAATTATATGCTTACAAAATTATTCTATTAAAACAAATTAATGAAAATAATAGATTAATAAAAGAAATTGATAACAAACTAAATAAGGAGAAAGAAAATGCACAAACCAAGAACTAATACGACTATCGAAGAAATCAACCAATCACTTATTGAGTTAATGGCTCAATGGAGAATAAGTGAAAAAGATGATGAGTTAATCTTTACTAAGATTGTTGGATTACAATTAAAGAAGATTAGGCTTATGAGAGGTTATACGCAGACCAGAGTGTCCAAAGCAATTAACGTTACTTTTCAACAAATTCAAAAATATGAAAAAGGAACTAATGAATGTAAGGCAATTAATCTTAAAAAATTATCGGAATATTTTGATGTTTCATTTGACTATTTCATAAAACCGATATTAGATGCTAACTTAACATTTATAACAAAAAGGAGAGATGGAAATAATGTATATCCGTTCAAACAAGACTACGTGGCAAGATAAAAGAATCAAAGCCATGAACAGAGTTATTGAAAAATATAATTCAAGCACAGAACTGTTTATTGAAGAATACAATAGAGTCTGTGTTTCAAAAGCACAAACCAAAAAACAATATAAGGGAGAGAGAAATGACAATCGTTAATACAGAGCATGGACACACAGTTGAGTTCAATCAAGAAAAGCACGTCTATATTCATAACAACGAATACGTAGTTGGCACAAGTACAATACTTGGTAAGTTAGCTAGTCCAATGTTAGAGAATTGGAAAATAAGCAATCAAGTAAATGCTTTAAAAGATGAGATGGAACGTCAAGGTATTCCATTAGATAAAATAGACTCCATAGTTATTAATGCTAAAGCTAACGCAAGAAAGCAAGGAGATGGCATATTATCTATTGGTTCAATGGTTCATAAATTTTGTGAGTTATGGGTTAAGGGACAACCCTTTACTGAACCAAGCGACCCTGTAGTTAAAGGTTGCTTTGATAAATTCAAAAGATTTTGGACTAAACATAAATTGAAACTTATAGAGTCTGAAAAAATTTTATACTCTGAACGTGGGTTTTGTGGAACTGTTGATCTGATTGCAGAAGATTCACAAAAAAACTTATGGCTCATAGATATAAAAACTTCAAAAGGAATATTTGTAAATATGGTGCATCAACTTCATGCTTACAAACTTGCTTATGAAGAACAAACAGGCAAGAAAATACATAAGATGTATGTTGTTAGGCTTCCTAAAGATAAAGCAGACTTTGAAGCTAGACAAATCTTGTATAAAAAAGAACACATTAAAGCATTTCTTGGATTACTGCATTGTCATAAATCCGAGTTACTATTTAATGAATCAGTAAGACAATACAATAAACTAAAAAAAGGAAATAAAAATGTATCAAAATAATAAATCAACCTACTCAATGCCATTTTGTGGATTAACTTTAAAGTTATATGAAACAGGCAAAAAAGCACCTAGCTATGAATATAGTGCTTCATCAACTAAAGCTAAGTTTATGTGTAGTTTAACTAAAAAATTATATGGGATTAGCCAAGTAATGGAATGGTATAACACACCAGAAGTTCAGGCTTATGCTAAAGCTGGTTATAACCTTAAATGGGGTTCTAAAGTTCAACAAGCTAAAGAAACTAAATATGGTGCTGACACCGAGCAAGTAGTAACTCTTTATATGGTTAAGCCTTATCAGGGTGGACAGAATATTGATGGTATGAAACCTATTGGTCAATCTATGCCACCACAAGCAACTCAATTTGCACCAGACAATGCTCAACCAGCTACTATGTCTGATTTAACTGATGATGAAATACCATTTTAATTATGACAGATAAAGAAATAGAAATAAAAGCACTTCTTGGCGAGATTCATAATTTAAAAAGGGATTTCGCTTTTAAGTTGGAAGAAATACAAGCCTTATATATTGAAATTAAATTACAGAGAAATTTAGTTGAAAAATACAAATTAGAAAACAAACATCTAAGGCAGCAAATCAAACAATTAGGTCAAGAGGCAGAGGAGATGATGTTATACCCATGATTATATTTGGAAAAACAAAAAGCGATTGGAAAGTCTTAGAGTTACATTACAGACGAGAATGGATTTGTTTTGTAGTAGGATTTATTATAGGAGTTATAATATGAGTTTAAGTAATAAGTCATATGAAGAATTAGAGTTAGCTTCTCAAGAGTGGTCAGAGGCTCATAAAAGAGCAATCGTTCTTGATGAAGGACGTAAAGCAACTTATTCTAAATGTTTCTTAAAGCATAAGTTAGATTCTAAAACTGTTATAGAGGCAGAACATAAAGCCAGAACAGATGAAGAATATAAAGCGATTGTAGAGCAATATGCAATAGCTGAAGAAAATTTAATCAAAGCTAGATACCACTATAATAATTTAGATAAGTATGTGAGTCTTAAACAATCTGAATTAAAAAGAGATTTAGCTTTAAATGGAAAGCAACCGATTTAATGAATTTCACTAACGAGAATTGTGATTTAGTTCCCTCTGTTAATCAGTTAGTGAATAGAGTTATCAGCGAGAGTTGATAATTTGATCTGGGGTGGTTTGCTCTCTCTTTCCACCCTAGATTTAATGTCTTACTATTTCAAAATATTTAAGGTCAGTATCTTCGTGAATACCAGTATAAGAATATTCATAATCAATTAAATCTACATCTTCTCTTTTTTTGATTTCTTCAATCATGTTATTAACTTTAGTAAAGTATGGAAAAGTGTCTATAAATTTGAAATGAATATAACTGCCTAATGGATTGTTTGATGTTTCTAATTGTATCTCTAGGTCTGTAATTACAGCATCAACTTTTATTTTATCCATTAAACCACTTTATAGATTTATTGTCTAAAATGAAATTATTTTTTAGTAAATTTATTCATAGTAGTTACACCAAAAGACGCACCAACTATTGTAAGTATAATATACCAGAACATTGGGTCAGCATATTCTAGTATTTCCCAACCACGTTGCATTGTATCTTGGGTATAAGGTATAAAATGAAAAGCCATTAATAATGTAAAAAAGATAACTAACCACTCATCTTTAAAAGAATTTTCCTGTTGTTTTATTTGTTCAACAGATATAGTCTTTACTGCCTCTATTTCTTTGGCTTTAATAATTTTATCTTTTTCTAATTTATGAGTAATTGCACCAATAGTTTTATTTGCAATAATCTTTGTTAATGGATTAGATAATAGTTTAAACCAGATCATAAATAAGTATTACTTGTTAAAATTAATAATGTTGTCCAATATAGCACAAGAAAAGAATAAATTAAATAAGTGAAGTTCATTCACTCCTAATATTCCTTATTTTTTATTTTTCAATAATTCTTTTGCTAATTCGCAATAATGAATAATCTTATCCCACTTCTCGTTAGGGTTTTCTCCGTCCTTATTTCGGAGTGCGTATTTTATAATATTACCTTGTATGAAATCAAGTTTATTTGCGACTATAAACTCAATAGGTTGGATTTTAT